TTTTATTTATTCAATGTAAAGGTATTAACTTCTATGAAGAAGATCCTAATTATGATATTAGATGTTTAGCTATGAAATGTTCTTCAACTAGAATGTATCCAGATATTTTAAATTATGAAAATATTTTTAAAGTTTCTGGCGGTGAAGTAGTTTATAAAGATGAAGAACATAGAGTAGTTGATATTGAAAAATCTTCTTCTTTTAAATCCCCGATGGGTTGTCGTAGCTTTTTACATCGTTGGGTAAATCCTTCAACAGGTCTTGAAGAATATGATGGAAGAAACAATATGGGTGTTATAAGTATAAATTTAGTAAAAATTGCATTAGAAGCTAGAAATGAATCTGATGTAATTTCTACTAGAGAAAAATATTTCTTTGAAAAGCTTAATGAAGTTTTAGATGTAGCTCATGAAGGATTACTTTATAGAGCAAATTCTTTAATTCATGTTAAAGCAAAAGTATCACCAATTCTTTATGGTGATGCTAATGTAGGTGCTTATGGTGCTACAGGATTTAGTTTATATCCAGATGAAGAAGTAGGAAAAGTATTTATTAATAAAAGAGCTTCAGTATCTCTTGGATATGTTGGATTACATGAAACAGTTTTAGCACTTTATAATGAAAAGATGTTTAATAACCCAGCTATTATTGAAAAAGGTAAAAATATTATGAAAGTTCTTTATGCAGCTACTAAAGCTTGGTCTGATGAAAGTACTTGGTATTTTAGTGTATATGGTACACCTGCTGAGAATTTAATGAATAAGTTTATTGGTCCTGACAAAAAATTATTTGGTGAAGTTGAAGGTATCACTGATAAAGATTGGTATACTAATTCAATTCACTTAGATGTTGAGCAGAATGCTACTGCATTTGAGAAGATTGATTTTGAAGGAGAATTTACACAGTATACTCCAGGTGGTGTTACATCTATGATGGAATGTAATTCTCTAAAGAATAATCCAAAGGCTCTTGAACCTTTATGGAATTATAGTTATGAATCTAAAATTCCTTATATGTCTATCAATGTAAAAGAAGATAGATGTTATAAATGTGGTTTTGTAGGTGAACATATACCAACGAAGAAAGGTTACACTTGTCCTAATTGTGGTAATGATGATCCTAGCAAACAACAGGTAATTCGTAGAATCAGTGGCTATTTAACTGATGCAAGTTCTAGACCTATAAATCATTCAAAGAAATCTGAAATTGACAGTCGTGTAGTACATTATTAATATAATAAAAATTAATATCTTAAAAAATTCCTTAAGTTTTTATTTGGCTTAAGGAATTTTTTTAATAAAGAAAGTAAGTATTAAATATGGGAAATAAATTAACAAATGAAGAGTATGATAAAAAATTATATGAAAAATTTAAAGGAGAATATATTAGACTAGAAAATTATATAAATAATTCAACAAAAATTTTACATAGGCATAATTCGCCAAAATGTAATTATCATGAATGGAAAGTGATCCCTGCAAATTTAATTTGTAAAATTCCAAAGGCAGGTTGTCCAGTTTGTGGTAAAGAAAAAAATATTCAAACTCAAAGAAAAAGTTTAATTGAAATAAAATTTCAATTAAACAAAAAATGGAATAATGAGTATATTTTAAATGAAAATAGTTATAAAAATTATAAAAATAATACTAGTAAGCTTATATTTAAACATACTATATGTGATACTGAATTTGAAATGTCTTGTTATCATATATTAAATAATATTAAAATTCCTTGTCCAAAATGTTCTTATAAAAATAGAAATAAAAATGTTAAAAAAATTAATAAAAAAGAATATTTAAAAAGACTTCCAAAAGAATTTTTATTAATCGATGAATATATTTCTTATGACACAAAAATTTTACATAGGCATAATTCGCCAAAATGTAATTATCATGAATGGAAAGTATCACCGCATAATATATTAAATGGTTGTGGTTGCCCTGAATGTAAAAGAATTAAAAATTCTAAAAGAAATAATAAAGAAAATTCTACATTTTTTAATAAAATTACTAATGACTATGAAATTATTAGTAATTATGAAGGAAGTAATAAAAATATAAAAATTAAACATAAAATTTGTAATAATATATTTACAACAACACCTCATAAATTCACAACTTGTCCTATTTGTTATAAAAATTATAAATCAAATAAAGAATTTAAAGATGAATTTAATAAATTATCTAATGAAGATTATATATTATTATCTGATTATATTAATAATAAAACTAAAATAAAAATACTTCATAAAAAATGTAATAAAATCTATGAAACTACGCCAGATACATTTATTAAAGGTTGTAGATGTCCTTATTGTAAATCTTCAAAGGGAGAAGAAAAAATTCGTAAATGGTTAGAAAATCAAGAATATGATTTTGAAGAGCAGTATAGTTTTAATGATTGTAAATATAAATTACCATTAAAATTTGATTTTAAACTTCAAGATGATTCTGGTAAAATAATTTTAATAGAATATGATGGAATACAACATTATCAAGAATCTTTTTATGGTAATAATTTAAAAGAGCAACAATTAAGAGATAAAATAAAAGATGATTATTGTAATTTACATGATAATATTGATTTATATAGAATTCCTTACACAGAATTTGATAATATAGAAAATATATTAAAATCTATAATTAAAATATATGAATAAATTTAATATATTCCCTAAGTCATATTGGCTTAGGGGATTTTTTTTTTTCACATTTTTGTAACTAAATAAATAAGAATTCAACATATTCTTATATTTTTAAAGAGAGGTGATATTTTATGTCAAAACATTTTTATGACGATCTACCTTATGGAAATATTGAAGATAAAAAAATATTTTTAGGCGGTAGAGAAAAGAAAGAAAAACTTAGTGATATTTATCCTACATATAGAGACAGAATGACTGATTTTGATGATCCAGAAAATTATAATTCAATTATATTAGATAATACAGGTAAACAAAAGACTAATAAATGTAGTAAACCTACAATGGATTGCGATTCAAATTGTGATGAAAATAATAAAGACAATAATAAAGCTCAGCATATTCAACACTTTCGTAAATCTAGAAAACCTTTATGTGAACATCCTTTAAATACAACTTATAACGAAGATGCAGCAGATTTAACTTCTAAAGGTTTAATGCTAGGTGGCACTGCAGTTGTTGCAAAAGGTGTGGCAGATAAACTTGGTGGTGAATATAGTAAACCTATATTTACAGGTGCAACTTTAGTAGGTGCAGGTGTTTTAATTTATAAATTAACTGAGCAGGATATCAAGAAATTTTATAGAAATTATATATCTAGACTTGAAGGAGATTATACTAATTTAATTTCATATAATGATTATAGACAATTTGTTAAGAAGTATAATTTTAAATATGAAGAAGATTATTATTTCTTAAATGATGTATTAGCTAATAGAAAAGATCCAATTGATATGAATAAATTTATGGAATTAAATAGATATAATATGAAAGCTATGAATCCATATCATAATTTTTAAATTAAATCTCATTATAGGAATTTCCTATAATGAGAATTTTTTATTAATACATTTCATTTAAAGCGTCATAATACCCTTCAGCATATGCTCTTTTTTTATTTCTACGTTCTTTACTTTTTTTAATACCTGCTCCTATACCAGCAGCCGTAATTGGAAGTTTTGTTGGGCTGGTTGGAGCTATAAGTGGAACACTTACTGCAGCTTTTCCATATTTTTTATATTTATAATTTTTATATCTTTTATATCTTGCTTCAACTTCAGGACTAACATCATTTTTTCCTTTTTTTATATGTTTTTCTAAAGCATTACTAAAGGATCTTTTTGTAGCTTTATCTATATATTTTCCAGCTATATTTGTTCCTTTTTTATATAATTTTTTAGTATGTTTATTTTTATTAGCTATAAGTGGTATAGTACCATTAAATACATCTGCACCAAAATCTACAATTGCATTTTCATCTAAATATTCTAAAGCATCATAATAACCTTCTAAATAAATATCATCATAATCATAATACATTGTAAAATATCATCTACCTTTCTTTTATATTTATAAATAATAGTTTTTATATTAAAAAATTATATGTCAACATTATCTTATACTTTTATATTTGTGAAAGGAAGTGTATTAATAATGAAAATAGATTTATTAGATATGGATACATTTATTAAAAGAAATAAATGTCCAGAAATTAAGAATTCAATATTATTTAATTTTGGTAATAAACCTACTGAAGATGGTTTACTATCTATAGAATTATTTGGTCAAATGGGTTCTGATGATCGAAAAAATATATTTGGATATATAGATTTAAAAAAGAAATACTTACATCCATTAGTATATAAAATATTAATTTCTATGAATAGAAAACTATCTCAATGTATTAATGGTACTAAATATTTTAAATTAAATGGTAAAGGAGAAATAGTTGAAGCTCCTGAAGATGGTGAAACTGGTATAAAATTTCTTTATGATAATTGGGATAATATTAAATGGAAAGCTTCTGATTCATTTACTAGAAATGATAAAATAACTATTTTAACTAAAAAAAGTAAGAATGAATTATTTATTGATAAGTTTTTAGTAATGCCACCATTTATTAGAGACTTTACTCCTACAGATAATAATGAAAGAGTTGATGCTGTAGATAGTATTAATGATTTATATTCTAAATTAATTAGATATTGTCAATCATCTGATGATTTTAGTTTTAGTTTTTTATCATATAATAATGATGCTTTAATACAAGATTTATTAGTAGAAATTTATGATTATTGTACTAGTCAATTAGCTAAAAAGACTGGTTTAATTCATAGAAGTTTATTAGGTAAATCTATAGACTATGCTACTCGTTCAGTTATTTCTTGTCCTCAAGTAAATTCACAAACATGGAAAACTACTCAAGTAAGATTTGGTGAAACTGGTGTTCCATTATCACAAGTAATTACTATATTTTTTCCTTTTTTTGTTTATGAAATTCAATCTTGGTTTGAAACTAGATTAGACCAAATAAAAGATGAAGCTAAATTACATAATACTTCTGTAGATCATTTTATGGATAACTTTGATGAGGAACATATAAAAAAATTAATGAATACATTTATTAAAAATCATGAAGCAAGATTTGATAAAATTTCTTTTAAAGATGATACAGGAACTATTAGATATTTATCTTTATATAAAAATGAATTAAAGAGAGATTTTACTCTTACAGATTTATTATATATAGTAGCTATTAAAGTTGTAGAAAATAAACATGTATATGTTACTAGATATCCTATTACTAACTTTCATAATATCTATCCTAGCCGTATTAAAGTTCTTTCAACACAGAAAACATGTAAAATGACTTTAGGAAATGATTATTTTGAAGAATATCCTTTAATATTAGAAGAATATCCAGAAAAATCTAAAAAGGGTCAACATGATTATTTCGTAGATACTTGTAGAATTAATAGTTATTATTTAGCTGCAATGGGTGGGGACTTTGATGGCGATACCGTATCAATAAGAGGTGTTTTTACACAAGAAGCTAATGCTGAAGCTGAAGAACTTATTAATTCTAAAAACTATTTACTTAATGTTTCTGGTGGAACTAGTAGAACAGTTAAAAATGAAGCAATTCAAGCTATTTATTCTATGACTTATTAAAAAAAAATAGATATAATCTTTAAAAGGTTATATCTATTTTAAAATTAGTATTTTTAATCAATCATCCCAATCTACTCCTAGTTCCCAATCATCAAAGAGATCTCCCATTTTTCCTAGCCTCCTTTCCGATTTCAAATTAATATAAAATATAATAATAAATATATCCTCCTTTCTTTTTTGTAAACATGATAAATACATATCACATTATACATAATAATAATATATATTTTTATATAATTTTTATTACGATTAAAAAAATTCCATTAAGACTTTAAAGTCTTAATGGAAAAAAGTAATAAAAAAACAAAAATAATGACAAATAACAAATTTAAAAAAGTGGTAGAGATGGTTGGACTTGAACCAACGACACAAGCCTTATAAGGACTCTGCTCTAACCGACTGAGCTACACCTCCATCTTTATATAATTTTGTTGGTATAAGTATTTATTTTTAAATATATTTTATAATAAAAAATTATTTTAACATAAAAATAATTAAAATATGAATGGAGATGTTTATATGGAAAATGAAAAAGATAGAATTCCTGAAAGTGGTGAACAGGTAATTCTAGAAGATGGCACTATTGTAATTGGAGATGGTATTCACTCTATTAAAGATTTACCAAAGCCAAAGGTACTACACGGATAAAAAAAAAGAACTCTAATGACTTTTAAAATAGTCATTAGAGTTTTTATTATAATTTATTAATTTAATTATAATTTATTCTTTTACATATGTTTCAATTAATTCATTATTTTTATTTACTAATTTGTCAATTCCTTGATCTAATAATTTCTTTTTTTGATGCATTTCATGAATTTCTAAATGATTTTTAATAAACTTTTTAACATTTTCTTCGTCTAGAATACTTGGATTATCTAATGTTTCATTTAGTTTATTTCTAAATAATTGATAATCATTATATTCATTACAGCTAGTAGGACTTATACTAAAGCATCCACAATAATTTATCATTGAACATCTTTTACATGGATCGGGATGTTTTTCTAATTCACTAATATAACCAATTAATTTTCTATATTCTTCAAGCTCCATTTTAAATTTTTCCATTTAATTTTTCTCCTCTTCTATCTTTTCTGTTAATAATTCATTTAATATAGATATATCTATATTATTTAAATCACAGAATTTTTTAGTCTTTTCAAATAAAATATTTTTAATTTCTTCTGATTTAATAATATGCTTATTAAGTACATCTTTATATTCTGTTAAATCACTAACTAATTCAATTACATTATCTACTTTAAAAAGTATTTTTACTACATAAGGATATACTCTTTTATTAAGCTTAACTATTCCTAAAGAATCAAAGTTTTCTTTTGTATCAAAATCATTAATTTCTCTATCAATACCAAATTCAAATGTATCTTCTTTACTATCATTATCAAAATTTTTAATAGAAGGCATATTAGTGTATTGCGATAAAACTTCAAAAGTAGCTTCTTCTATTTCACTTATATCTTTTATTTGTTTTACTATCATATTAAAGTTCCTCCATTATTTAAGATAGTACTAATAGTGTCTCCACCTATTTCACAACCTAATTTTTTAAAATTATTTAAAGATAGATATGCCTTTGGTATATTTCCTTCTATATCTACAGATTTAGTTCTAAGTGTTAGAACATTTCCATTTGAAGGATTCTTAACAATACTTATCTTATTTTCATCATCATAAAAATTAGAAACTAATATTGTAAGATCATCTAATCCATCTTTAATACCTACTGTAAAATTTTTAATATTCTTAGCATAAGAATTTTTCATATTATCACCTCTTTCTTTTATTTACTTATAATAAAAATTGTTTTAACATACATATGTTTATTCACCTCATTAAGTAAAAATATTGTAGATATTATTAATATACCACTTTAATAATATATACTTATTTTGATAAAATAAATTTATAATTAAACTATCAATTATTAGACTTTAAAATAAAGAGGTGAAAAACAGATGGTTAATAATAAAACTTTTAAATGTCCTTTCTGTGATAAAAAATATGTTTCAAAACAATCATTATACGATCACATGGACAATTTACATAGAGATAATTTATTAGGATTAACTCCTGCTCATTATTATTTTGACTTTAGAAATAGAAATAAAACGCATAAAGGAAAATGTACAGAATGTGGAAAAGAAACTCAATTTAATGAAAAAACTGAAAAATATGATAGATTATGTAAAAATCCTAAATGTAAAGATGCTTATGTTGCTAAGTTCAGAAGTAGAATGTTAGCTAAAGGAAAAGATCCTATAACACAATTACAAGATCCTGAAAGACAAAAACAAATGTTAGAGAATAGAAAGATTTCGGGAAAATATAAATGGACAGATGGAAAGATATTTACATATACAGGAACATATGAAAAAGATATATTAGAATATTTAGATAAAGTTTTACAATATCCTAGTTGTGAAGTATTCGCACCTGCACCACAAGTTTATAGATATATGTATGAAGGAAAAAGACATTTTTATATACCAGATATTTATTTAGCTGATATTAAATTATTAATAGAAGTTAAAGGAACACAGTCAGGTCATGGATATAGAGATAGAGATTATGGATTAGAAGTTCTTAAAGAAGAATCTGTAATGGATGATGTAAAAAATAAAAAGGTACATTATATTAAAGTATATGATAAAAAATATGATAAATTAGTCGATATGATTAATGAACTTAGAGAAGAAAACTAAAAAAAAGAAGCCTCATATTTATAGGCTTCTTTTAAGAATTCAGAGAGATTAAATATTCACAGAGATAGAGATTATTTAGAAGTTTCTTTCTTCCTTTCTTCTCTTCTTCTCTTCTTTTCTAGCTTTCATCTTAGCTATTCCACACTGAACACCACCAACTGCAGCACTTGCAAGTGCGCTTACAACAACAGTTGTTACAGTACTAATTGCAGTATCATGTACGATGTCATGTGTAGAAGCCTTTGTAGGCTTTGTGCCAATAGTGATGAAAGAATATGAATTATTGTTTCTCTTAGCATTGTTAGTCATAATGACCTCCGAAATATATTTGTACTATATTATTTCTACTCTGTTATCTTGTATAACGACCCTATCTTTTCAGGTCACAAGTTTCCTTCGAAGGAACATACAAACTCCAATATTTATTTAAGTGCTATTGGATTTAATTATCTACACTATTATGAATATAAGTAATTAAATACTTTATTCACAATTATAATATATATACAAATATATAGTTTAATACGGTTTAATAAATTTCTTATAGAGATGTTATCTCTATAAGAAATTATTTTTAATTAAGATATATCAACTAATGCATCATAATAACCTTCTAAATATAAATCGCAGTATTGTTCTTCTCTTAAATAATTCATTTTATCAAATACTTTTTGATTAATGCTATTATGTTTATCTCTTTCATATATAGCTTTCATTAAGTTAATTTTTTTATGATCAAAATCATTACTTGGGAATCCTCTTCTTTGTTCCATATCTTTAAATGTAGTTAGCTCAGTAGTATTATCATTACTAAACTTATCTTCAAAATTATCAAAAACATCAGTTATATGTTCTCCATTAATAGAATCATATAATGATTCACTAAATCTTCTTTTAGGCTTTTTTTCTTCTTCCATATCTTTAAGTTCTCTACTATTTTTTATTTCTATCTTTTCTTCTTCTATTAAATCACTATTAGTTTTACCTTTTTTTCTTTGAATAATATATGATTTAAAAGTTCTATAACCGCCCAATTTTTTATATCTATTAAAATCTTTTTTAAGAATATCAATAGTTATTCCTGCTGCAGTAGCTCCTACACCTAAAGCTCCTACACCTAAAGCTCCTACACCTAAAGCTGCACCTTTTTTTATTTTACTACTTTTTTTAGTATTATCATCTTCTTCTAAAAAATAAGAATAATCCATTTATTATCACTTCCTTAAGTAAATTAATATAAATAATAGTTTTATTAAAAAACTATCTATTATATTTATTATAAAGAAGGTGAATAAATATGTTAATACCAAAATTAGATGAAACTTTAATCCCTAAAAATAAAATAGAAACTAAAAATAATGTAATCTTACCAGTAAATGAAAATAATTTTACTGATTTTAGAGAATTATATATGGATGTGCTTGATGATGAAAAAGCTTTAACCGATTATACTAAACAAATAGTAAAAATGGTTCGTAGTAGTTATGAATATAGAAAATATATTAAACTATTAAAAACTGAATTTGATTTAACTAAATGTGCTTTCTTTAAAAATATTGATATTATGGATGTAAATAAAATATCCTTTGAAATGCATCATTATCCATTTACTATTTTTGATATAGTATCTATTGTAATTCAAAATAGAATAAAAGATCAAAAAGAAGATCCAGTTAATAAAAAGAAATTTGATAGAGTATTAAATCCTTTTTCAATTTCTAAAGAAGTTTTAAGACTTCATTATGAAGGTAAAGTAGGTTTAGTTCCTTTAACTATAACACCTCATGAATTATACCATGCAGGAGAGTTATTTATACCTTTAACTGATGAATTTGTATTTGGTAATTATGATAAATTTATTGAAGAATATAATGCTAAAGATTATAGTAATTATAAAGAAGTATTAAATTTAATTCAAAATAAAACTAATGAAATAATTGATGGAGAAACTGAATTAGATTTATCTAAATTACAAATTAAGAAAGTATACTTAGAAATGCAAAATACTGATTTCTTAGAAAAAATTAAATTAGAAGAAATGGATGAAGTAGCCTAAAAAAAAATCCCATAAGAACAAAAGTTCTTATGGGAATAATTTATTCACTATCAAAATCATTCTTTTGAATAGTTCCTATTCTATTTATAAAGTTCATTTTATTTATAGAATTTTTATTAATATTCATAGCCATTTCAGTTACAGTATTATATACTAATTCTAAAATAATATCTTCAACTTTTTCTTCTTTATAAATAGCATATAATTTCTGTAAATATTCATTAGATAATTCTTCAAATAATTCTTTAGTTATTTGTATTGAAATTTCATTCACTACTTTATCATTTATTAATGGTTTATTTTTTAAAGCCTTATTGACATAAGGCTGTAAAGCTCTTCTATAAGCAGTATAACATTTTCTTTGAACTATTTTATCTAAATCTTCCATTATCTTTTGATAAGTTGAATTATTAGCAGTTATATTACTTTGCCCATTATTTCTAAAAATTATCCTATATAGGCTAAAAAATAATTGCACTAATAAAATTAGTGCAATTATTGTGAATATAACTGCTGTATATCTAATATATAGATCAGCAGTCATTTAATTTCATCTCCATTCACTATAATATTCTAAATCTTCAATATCTTCATCAGTAATTTCATTCTTTTTTAATTTAAAATATTCTTCGCATAATTCAATATTTGAAGTATATAATGAAATATCACTAATAATATCAGTTTTAAAACCAAAGCTAGTTGTAAAAACTAATTTAATTCTATCATTATTATCATCTTTTTCAACATTGAAATTTCCTTCATCTAAAATTTTAAATAATTCTTCATTATTCATTTTTATTTTCTCCTTTAATTAAATTGAATGAGAACTACTAAAGATTAGTAGTTCTCATTCATTATTTTATATTGAATTAATTAATCAAAAAGCATAGTTAAGAAAGGAATGATACTACTAGCTTCATCTTCAGTAAGCTTTGTAATTTTAAACTTATCATCTTCCTTATTATCTTCATTCTTATTATAATCAGAAATTAACTTAATGAAATCTTCAAAGGAAACAACATCAAATTCACTATCCTTTTCATTAGTAGTTTCTTTCTTACAACAATTACATGGTTCACAATTATTATATTCACATTCATCATCATAAATAGAATAAATCTTATCAATAAATTCTGAAAGTGATTCTTTCTGATTCTTCTTATCTTCATGAATAGAAACTGCAGTTGTTCCTGTGGCAAGAGAATTTAAACCAATTGACATCTTATTATTAGTCTTAACATTTCTAAAGAAGATTAATTCTTGCTTCTTATCCCAACCAGCAAGATAATAAACTCCATCTAAAGTCTTACGATTATAAGTAATATCATAGTAAATAGTTTCGCTATCCATTCTATTCTTTTCATAAGAAACTGTAGTATTATTTGAAAGAACATCAATAAGATCTAAAGGTAATGAAGTAATCTTCTTTACATAGCTATTGAATTTTTCATTATATTTTTCAGCAAGTGACTTTTCCTTATTCTTATTACTAGCAAGATAATCATTAAAAGTAGTCTTCTTCTTATTATCTAGCTTATTATTATCTTTACACTTACTCTTAATATCCTTAATCTTATATTTATTAATATCCTTTATATTTTCTCTTTCAGGAATATATGACTTATAAGTCTTATTTCTAGAAAGATTATTTTTATTAGACTTAAATTCATTAGTTGAATCAGCCTTAATAAAATCTTCAAGTGGCATCCAAAAATCATAATAATTCTTAACAGTTACATGATTCTGAGAAAGTGAACCACAATCAATAATAGGAAGCTTAAATTCCTTAGTTGACTTACTAATTACTGAATCATCAAGAACTTCCTGATCCATTGTATCAACTCTAAATAAAAGTGTATTCTTATCAACCTTATACATATAAGTACAACTATTATAAATTGTACCATAAATTACCATAGGCTGATTAACAAATTCCTTTTCCATCTTCTTAATAAATACATCAATTGAATAATTACTCATAATATTTTTACTCCTTTTAATTTATATTAAATAATTTTACTAAACTATCAATAATATTTTCAAACACATCTGGTGGAAAGTATTTTCCACCATTTTCAACAGCAAAACTAATTTGTTCAGTAGCTATTGAATCACAGTGTTCATTAAAATATATATCAATATTTTCTTCTTTACTAACTGTCTTACCTTTATGTCCTTTTTGCCATTTAAAAATTAATTTGATGTTTGGATTAAAATTTATTAGAAAATCTATAATTTTCCACATATTTTTATTCTTAACATCATCACCCGAAGCAGTATGCCAATCTTTCTTCTTCCAGTTATTTAAGTATTTATTAACACCATTTATCAGATATTGAGAATCTGATACAACTGTAATTGTATAAGGTTCATTTGATTTATAACCTTTTAAAAATTGCATATATGCTTTAATAAATCCATAAAGTTCTCCTTGATTATTGGTCATATTTTCATACCAATCACTATATTCATGAATTATTTCTCCATCTCTTACAATAATAGAGCCATAAGACCCATACATTGGTTTGTCTGGGTCTTTATAGCCATTATTGAAAGAGCCACCATCCGAATAGATAGTTAATTCTTTCATACATTCTCCTTTTAAGAAATTATTGATAAAACATCTTTAAGAGTTGCTCTTTTTCCAATATAATTTGGAATATAGTAATCATAAGAATCTGCTAAAAGATCATAGATTTCCTGTTTTACAAAATCCTTATTGCGATGATGTGCTTCAATAATTTCATCATTAATATCTGAAAGAATTAAAGCCTTTTTAATATTTACAAAAGAATCTGTTTCATACATATTAGCAATATCAGCAGCACCTTCTTTAGAAGCTACAATTACATTAATTGCATATCTACCATATACTAAAGAGCTCTTTAAAGTACCATAATAATTATCATGAAAATGTGTCTTTGCAGTTAGGCAACTATTAAGTACAAGTTCATCATAAGTTTCTTTATTGATAAATAAATAAGAATTATAAGGTTCTTCCTCTCTTTGTTTTCTTGTAGTGACTTGAATTGGTGAATTAAAAGTTAATCTTTGATCTGCGTTAAATTCACCCTGTTGTCCGCATAGCATATTTTTAATATAACTTTTTCCACTACCAGTACCTCCACATAAAATTAAAAAGTTTAAATCTTTTCTAGTAGTCATTATGATTTCCTCCTCATGAATTAAAAATATTTGTCTGTAGGAAGCCATTGTAAATGTTTACATGGTTTCTTATCTTTATGTTTTAAACAGCCTTTAAATTTTATATCTGTATATGATAAGTATACTTCTTTTTGCTTACAGATTGCTACAGGATGTTTACATTCTGTATTATAAAGTCCAACAGGTCTTTCGTCATCTCCGATTTTCATATAATCAGTAATTACTTTAACTTCAGTTTTATTTTCTTCAGTTAACTTAGACTGCTTATATTCCAAATCTCTCTTACGATTATTTTGTGTGTTTTTTCTCTCTTCGATTTCATGATTTAAACAGCAATAGTTACTAATTAAATCTTTTAGCTCTGAATTGAGCAAAATTTTATCGACAATTGTTTCAACAATAGCCCTTTTTTCTTTGTCTAATTTAAATAAGTTTCCTTCCTCTTCTTGAATCTTTTCAGTAATATGCATTACTTCCAAAGAAAGAGGTGAATCTACTTCCACTCTTTTACGTGGAATATAACTATTTCTATTCCTCCTTTTTTTATTTTTTTTCTTTGACATTCTTTTCACTCCTTTTAGTTATTTAATAAAATTATAAAATTTTATCATTAATATAATATAAATTTATATTTTGAATTTATATTTTAAAAATCATATAAATTTTACCTTTCTAAAAAATATTGAAGTAACTCTTAAAGAAGAGTTACTTCAAATTAAATTTATTTTAAATCTTTGTAAGGATTTCTAATCCATATCTAGCATCCTTAGACAAAGAAAATCCTCTGTCGAATTTTCCGTTGTTTTTATCGATGATTAAATTAGTTGGTTTTAGTGTATCAAAATAATGTTTTTGCTCCTGAGTTAACAAAGCAAAAATATTTAAAACATCACCATCATAATCAGCGTTGAGATTAGATAGAATGTTATTACTTACAGAAATAGTTAAATCACTAAAATCACTTTTAACTCCAGCTACATTAAGTTGTAATATAGAACCAATAGCAATAGATGGATTTCTATTAAGAAGTATTGAAACACCTTCCTTACTATTCTTAATATATTCATTCATATAATTATAAAGCTTTTTATTAAAATATCTTTTACTATTCTGAATATATTCATCGGCTTCATTATAAGTGATTCCTTCGCCTTTTACTATCATATTAGTTAATGGAAATCTAAATAGCTCAAGGAATGTTAAATAAGGTAATTCTACATCATTAATATTTCCTTTAAGTCTTGGAGTCAATACATTTCTTGCAGAATAATTAACTCTAGAAGAAGCGATATGTTTTCTTAATGTTCCTTTCTTTTCTTTAAGGAAGTTATTAATAATATAAATAATTACTTGATTACAATAATCCTGAAGATTATAAAGCATAGGATAAATTCCTGCTTTAATATCTGCATTACATTCATCTTCAATATGATCAATGCCACCAATAGTTTCAAGATTTTTTTGGATATCTAAAGAATACTTTAAGATAAAATTATAAAGACCATTAATATCATCATATTTAACAGTAGTTTTAGTAATCTTCTTATTTTTATTTTTATTTTTACTACCTTTAATAATCATACCAGGTCTTAGCTTAGAAGATATTACAGGAAACTTATCAATAAAGAGTAATCCATCATCATAAACTTTCTTAATAGTTTTATATTCAGGAACTTCTTTATTGCCTAATTCTTCTAATATTTGTTCAAAGTTGTTAATGAAACCAATAATTCCAATATTATACCAATCATTAGCAAGGTTTTCTACTGGAAGTAATTCACCTGTTTCATTAGTCTTTGTTTCATATGACAACATCTTATTCAAAGGTTTATTCTTGAAGACTTTTTTAAGTCTTTCAAAATGTAGAGGTGAAATTACCTTAAACCCTTTAAATAAAATCCATCCAATTGTGTCAATTGAAGTATCATCGGCATTTTCTCCAAAAATCCTTTCAGAGAAAAGACCATCATCATTGAACTTCTCCTTTTTACCACTACTGATATAATCAGTAGAAGTAATAACGTTTTCAGGTTTGTAAATGTCGTCAAAATTAATAACTTTAAAATGCATAAATTATTCCTCCTATTTAATTTTATTATACATTTTTGTACATAAAAATAATATATATTTTATTTGTTAAATTAGAATTTTTATATAAATAACAAATTAATTTTCACGAACTAAATCTAAATCTATATCTTCATTTAATAAATAATGCTTTATTAACCAAATAAATTCAGCAGGATAACAAGTTTTAAGAACAGCATCATTTGTCCAATCTAAATACTGTGTTTCTCCATTTTCATCTATATAAGTATATTTATCTAAACCAATAATTTTTCTATTAGATTCATTTTCATTAATCATCTTAATATATTTTTGAGTTAATTCATCATAACCACCAGTTACTGGAATTTCAACCCCATATGTTTTAAGCATTTTATTAAGAGCCTGTTGTAGATAAGTAATATTAGCTTTACTAACTGTACATTTAGTAGGTGTAATAGCTCCTTCAATATAGCTATCACTATTGCTAACAAAAATAGTATCTGTATTTTCAATTATTAATTTCCAAGTAGCAGGACCAACTTTTCCATCAATCATTTCACCATCTACATATGTTGAGTATTTTGCTTGAAAGAGTAATACAGCATCTCTAGTATATTCATCAAAAATACCATTAACTTCTAGAATTGGATAAATTATTTTCTTAAGTTTAGTTTGCAATATTAATACATCATAACCAGTCATATTATTATCTTCAATATATTCTAATACTCTAAATGGAGAATAATTATCATCAATTAATTTAATATTCTCCATTTTTTTATCATATATTTTACTTCTTAGAATATTAAGTGTATTAACATCTGCCATACCATAATCATTTTCTGGTGTTATATAATATTTTTGCTGAAATTCTTTAATAGCATTTTTAGTTTCTAAATTGTATGATCCAGTGATGCTTTTATATTTAGGCAATAGTCCTAATTTATATAACATTTTTTGACACATTATTACGTCATTACCTTCCATTTGTTTTGGTTTATTATATTTAAGAGATCTTTTACCATATGTATAAGTTGTAATAGTAGAGCCATTAACTTTATTATAAGAAACTAATTGTGTATTTTCAACTGCTGAATGTAATTCATTAATTTTAAAAAATACTCCTGGATTATTATATTTATATATATCTTTATTTTCATAATCTTCTTGTGAAAAAGGAACACCTTTTAATTCACTATATCCAAAGAATTTATCATATCCATAATTTTGTCTTAAATAAACTAATAATGTTTTTAAAGCTGTATATGTAGCATTAGTAGTATCAATACTATCTGTTTGTTCTTCAGTTAAAATAACTAAGCAATCATTAAATAAAAGATTTCCTTGATTGAGTAATGGAAGAAATCTTTTACCACTATCATCATATATTCTATTTGATTCAACACTTTCTATTTCTCTATCATATTTATAGATATCTAAATTAAAGGCTCTTATATTATGCGGTCTTCCTTCATATATATTACCTTTTTTATCTATAAAATAATGATAAGCAAAATTATAGTTATTAGTATAAAAAGCATTATCATATTTACTACCAGTTTCTTCATCAATAGAGGTTATTAAATTACTATGCCATTGGTTAAAGAAATTAAAAATATTAGTAGAAACAGCAGGATTTAGTTCATCATAATCTATATTAAATGAAATATTATCATCATTAAGTGCTAAAGTATTTAAAACTTCTTTAGAAATTTGTTTATTTTCAATAACTAAAATCATTTTAGGAGTATTATAATATTTCTCATAATTATAATTAATTTTACTCTTTATTATATTAGGTTGATCTATTATATTTCTTTTAGAATTACTTAAAATTTGTTTATAAGAAGACATTTATTATTCCTCCTTTTTATTATTATTATTAAGCGAAAATTTAATTTTTGAATCTTGTTTATTAAAATTTATAGTTCTAATAATTTTTCCATCTATTTTTTTAAGACTATTTATATTATTTTCAAAATCACTAATATTATCTTCTGAAATTGAAACATCAAAATCAATATTGAAAGTATATTCTGGAACTTTATAGTTATTAGAACTATCCATAATTTCGCTCTTATCTAATTTTTGATTGACAGCTGCTTGATTATTTGCTATTTCTACAAATAAATCTTTAGCTTCTTTTTTAAATTCATTTAATTTTGCAGTTATCGCTTGTCTATCATTATTAAAATTTTCCATAAATATATCAATATAATATAATCTTTTATATAAGTCAATATATTTATTTATTATATTATAAGCTACTTTAACTATTTCTGAACCATCTACATTAGAAGTATACATTTGCTTATATACATATCTAGATAAATTATTATACCAATTAGCAGTTTCTCTATTTATTCTCTTAAGGCTATTTTCATTAGAATTAATTTTCTCTATACAAGCTTCATTATATTTTTTAACTTCTTCCATTAAGCTTTCTAATTTTTCTTTTTTTCTAGTAATATTAGCTTCTGAGGAATCATCACTTTCTGTATTTAAAAGATCATTTTTACTTAAAGATCCTAAAGGTCCATCATCACTTTCTATATAATCAATAATCTCTTGTCTTAATTCAGGAGTTGAAGGAATTGGATATTCCATACCATTACTAGCTACGTATATTTCATAATTATATAAATCTACTAATAATTCGCCAGAAGTTAATGAATCTTTATAAGCTCTTATAAAATCAAATTTTTTTTCTTCTGGATCACCAGAAAAATACGTAATTAATGGTTTAAAAACATATCTAGCCATTTTATATCTCCTTTCATATATTATTCCAACTCAAACTTATTTAAAGTTTTTTCTGTACTACAATTGTAACCACCAAATAAATTATTACAAGCTATCTTAAATTTATAAGTTTGCATAGCTGAATAAGTAATATTATATGTAACATCTGTTGTATTATCTGATTTATTTATTGTTATATTACTATTTGGTAGTAATCCAATTTTATTTTCTCTATTATCTAAATATTTAGTAAAATAATAACTTGCACTGGCTGTTTTATTTTTTTCAGTGGATTGTTTAAATATAAAATTCATAGTATGAGTATTATTACTATTTATAAGAATACTTGTATTAAAGAAATTTGGAAAATTAAGTTTATCAATATTATCTAATAAATATTCTATATTTTTATCTAAATAATCTATATAATTATTAAAATCTTTTTTTACTGTATTAATACTATTAATAGAAAATTTTCTATTCATTTCACTATCTGAATAATAAGGATTAAATCCTTTATAATATAAATTAGACATTGAAGTTTTATTATTTTTAATAGAATTATTATCAGCTGAAAATCTTTCATTAGGTATTCCTGTAGTATTATACCCATAACTAGCTTTTTCATAACCTTCTCTTAACAAATAATAAAAATAATCAGATGTGCTAGAAGTAGTAGTTGTTGTAGTTTCAGTTTCTGTACTATCCGTTGAACTATTTGTATCTGTAGTTTCATCTGTACTAGTATTACTAGCTGTGTTGCTGGCGGTATTACTATCGGTTGTTTCTTCTTTATCAACAGTTGTAGTTGTTGTAGTTGTAACAGTTTTAGTTATAGCTATAGGAATAATTAAATTCAAACCAACAAAATAGTTAAAATCAAAATTACTTTTATCAGTAAAGTCAAATGTAGGAAATGTAGCATTTAAATTATATAAAGTAGGAAAATAAAATTCACCATTAGTAAACTTACTTTCAACAATATTTG